ATCTAATCCACAACAATTTTCTCATCGATTACATTGGGATGAGATGCCATATGTAGAAGAAATGAAAAATGAAAAAGATGTAGAAAAGCTTTTACATCATACTATTGTTTGGTCATTTAGCAATGAGCATTGGTTGACATTCAGAGCATTAAGAGATCATGGTATTGATGCTATGAGAAATAGATTTGTTACTGAGAGGCACGCAAGATCAGACCTATTTCAAATATATTATCCTAAAGGTACTAAAGTAAAAGAATGGTTGTGTGAAACACCCCAACGAATTGCTAAAGATTGTTACTCTCTTCTGCAATCAAATCGTCCATTAAAAATGATGGAACTAGCATCTAAACTTGAAAAACACACGAAAGAAAAATATGGATTTAGAAATGTTATGTACCCTTATAAGAACTTGTCTCGTCACATCGCCATGGCAAGACCAGATCTCGTCGACCCAGAATCATGGGTTACACCAGGAACATTATCGTTCTATGGACTATGGCAAATATTTGGTGGAAAAAACCTTTTCGGTAAAACAAAATTCGACTTAGATGAAAATGGTAACTATGAGCCTGCAAATGATCAAGCAAAATGGCTTGTAGAACAATTTAATACTTTAGCCTCGCATAAAGATAATCCTATGGAACGGCAGTATAATATCAATATCGAAGATAAAGCTTGTATGTGGTGTAAACATTTATTTATTAAACACGGTGTTAAATCTACTACAAAGAAAATTCCATATGAATGGATTTATCCAAGAAGTTTTTCTCTAAAAAAGAGTTTACATTCCTAGTAAAATTTGGTATAATAGACCTATGTCACATGATAAACACGTAATTGATAATGTAAATAAAGACGTAGAAGTCTTAAGTCTTGATGGAATTCAAACTCGTCAAGAAGCAAAAGAATATTATCTAAAATTAGCTGAAGGTTGGGAAGACCCTAATCCAGCACCTGTTATAAAGGAATATGATGGTGTACGAGTTGTTAGAGACGACCTCATTACAGGTAGTAAAGTACGAGGAGGAGATTTACTTATTTCTCGTATTAATCAATCTCGTCTCGTTTATGTTCAGCCTCGCACTGGTTTGGCTGGAGTCTCGCTCTTGGATGTGGCAAAGAGATACAATAAAAGCGTTAGGCTATTCATGCCCTCATCGAAAAGAATTAGTCATCATCAAGCTTGTTGTATCGAGCGCGGTGCTGAGTATGATTTCTATCGTGTGGCTGCTATGCCTAACCTCAATAGGATAGCAAATAAATGGGCACAAGACAACGACGATGCGTTTTTTATCCCGTTAGGTTTAAAGCACGAACTCGTTACGGCAGGTATCGTAAAGGTAGCATCAGCAATTCCAGCACCAGAAGAAGTGTGGACCGTAGTATCTACAGGCGTACTACATCGCGCCTTGCAGATCGCTTGGCCAAAAGCTGAGTTTCATGCTGTTGCAGTTGCTCGTAATATGAAAGAAGGCGAAGTTGGTCATAGCAATATTATCTCTGCGCCTGAACCTTTTACTAAAGAAATTAAAGAAGGACTGCCACCCTTTCCAAGCATAAACACATATGATGGTAAAGCATGGCGATATATCCCTAAAAATTCTGGTAGGGACATCTTATTTTGGAATGTTGGTGCTGAACCAGTACTAAACGATGATACTATATACGACAGAGTTGATTCATATAGAAAGTGGACTAAAGATGAAAAAAATACTACTCACGGGTCTGGGACCAATCTCGAACAAAATACATTCGCATAAGGCAGCGCAAGCTATTATCTATGCTGATCAGCTCAAACAAGCTGGTATGGATGTGACAATCAATTTAGTCAGTAATAAAATTATTGATTATACTCCGTTCGAAGAAATCTATTTTTATCATGGATCAGATTGGAGTGGAAATCTAAATCTATTTGGTGGTATTGAAGCATATGCTAATACTCCATTTATTCATGCACTATCACATTTTACTGGAAAAGTTAAATCAATTATGATAGACTTTCCTGATTATGCCACGATGTTTCTTGATCGTCTAGTAAAAAAAGAAATGAAATGGGATAATGTGCATTGGGAAAATCTTCGGAAATTGCAAATTGAAGCTGAGACCATCGATCCTAATACAATAAAACGATATAGCAATATTGCATTCGGTGATAGTCATGCTATATGCATGTACCGGCCTGGGTGGGAGAATATTTCTGTACCGTTTTCTACGCTACACGGATCTATCAATCGAGGATTTGAGGAGTTTATTCCTACCGGTGGTGAGTATGATCAGATAGAAACTTATTTTGGCAATATTGATATTCGACATCATTTGTGTAGATTTGATAATCCAATTGAAGAGGCTAAAAAACTAGCTGATAGATATGGTAAAGAAGTAGAAAGAATTCGCGCATTATATAAAGCAAATGTTACTGCGTGGGAACCATTGCCAATTGAAGATGAAGCTCGTAAAATTCCAAAAACAGGATGGTATAAAGGCACTCCGTTTTTTGGTAGTTGGCAACAACGAGATGAAGTTCGTAATGCATTCACCGAAAGATTGAAATCACACACACAAGTTTATAATTGGGTAGAACCACTATATAATCCTATTGGTCAATTAGGTTATGAAGCTATGGAAAAACCGCAATCAGTGCATTTATCTCGAGCATCATACCCGCATTGGCAGGGAAAAAATTGGACAGAAGAAGCAGAATATCCAATTGAATCAGGAGCCTCGCTTGAAGCATTCTTTGCATAATATATGTGTATTACCGTGGGTGCATGTTAATCTAAATCCAAATGGTGAAGTTGTACCATGTTGTATAACTACTGATAATTATGTAATTGGTGATTTAAATACTCAATCGATCGAGGATATATGGAATAGTCCTCGTATGGTCAACTTACGCCAAAAGTTTTTGGACGGAAAAAAACCTAAGATTTGTACACGGTGTTTTTCAAAAGAAGAAACTGGCGTAAGTAGTCATCGTCAACATAGTAATGAAAAATTTGCAAAAGAGCTAGCAGATATTAAATCACCTATTGCAGATTTAAATTTATTACATTGGGATTTTAGATTTAGCAATCTATGTAATTTTAAATGTCGAAGTTGCGGGCCAGAATTTAGTTCATCTTGGATACCAGATTCAGAAAAACTTGGTAGATCTTACGATGATAAGGTTCTTAAGAATAAAGAATCAAATATCTATAATTTAATTGATAAGAATATTAATAAAGTAAAAAGAATATATTTTGCTGGCGGTGAGCCGCTTTTAATGGATGAACATTGGTATATATTAAGAGAGCTTGATAGATTAGGTAGATACGATGTTATCTTAGAATATAACACAAACATGTCTACTTTAAAAAGAGGAAATAAACACGTCTTTGATTATTGGAAAAAATTTGATGTTCGGTTGTGGCCTAGTATTGATGAAATCCATGAAAGAGCTGAAGTCATACGCTCTGGTACTCAATGGAATAAAGTTGAACAAAATCTAAAAGAAGTGATTGCTACAGGTATTAAGCCTTCGCCTTCGATAACAGTTAGTGTTATGAACGTGCATCGCCTGAAAAATATTATAGATCATCTAATCGACATTGGAATATGTGTCGATAGGATAGGATTTAACATGTTGCATTCTCCCAATCACTATAATATTAATGTTATGAATGATGCTGCTAAGAAAAGAATTTTATCTGATATTATGAATATGATCTTAGATTATAGAATTCAATACAATTTTAATATGAAAGAAAAATTACAGCAAATTATTGCACAATTAAAGACTCCGCAAGATTCATACGGCTCTATGAAATTAGAAATTATCTCACACAAAATCGATATCATTCGAAAAGAAAATTTATTTAATTCAATCCCAGAGTTAAAAAGTAATGTACAAATAGAGGAGGATGTGGTATAATATGCCTTACAATAAAAAATTCGATCTAACACCTAGCGAATTAGATTTAATTGAAGTTGCTTTAATAGCATTAAGTGCAGATAGTCTAAATCGTAAAAAAGAAATACAAAAATTACTAGCAAAATTTCATCATCAAAAAAAGTGGTATAGACCAAAAGATGAAATATATATCAGTGGATAGCAGGAGAAATATATGAGTATTATGGATAAACTTAAAAAGAATAGTAAAATCAAAGAGTCAGATGTACTCGCTGATTCTAAATTCTTTAATGAAAAAGATATGGTAGCAACAGATGTTCCTATGATGAATGTTGCCTTGTCTGGTTCTATTGATGGAGGATTGGCACCAGGACTAACTGTGTTAGCAGGTCCATCAAAGCACTTTAAAACCTCTTTTGCTCTTATTATGGCAGCTGCATATATGAAAAAATATCCTGATGCAGTAATGCTATTCTATGATTCAGAATTTGGTTCACCACAATCTTATTTCGAACAATTTAAAATTGACACAAGTCGTGTATTGCACACACCGATTGCAAATGTAGAAGAACTAAAATTTGATTTGATTGGTCAACTTGAAGGTGTAGAACGTGGCGATAAAGTCATTGTTGTTATTGATTCTGTTGGTAACTTGGCATCTAAGAAAGAATTAGAAGATGCAATCAATGAAAAATCTGTTGCAGATATGTCACGGGCTAAATCACTAAAAGGTTTATTCCGTATGACTACACCATATTTGAATATGAAAGATATTCCTTTGATTGCAGTCAATCACACGTATATGGAAATTGGTCTATTTCCTAAGGCTGTGGTTTCTGGTGGTACTGGAATCTATTACTCTGCTGATAATATTTGGATCTTAGGTCGTCAACAAGATAAAGTTGGTACAGAAATCAAAGGTTATCACTTTGTCATTAATGTAGAGAAGTCAAGATATGTTAAAGAAAAATCTAAAATTCCTATTTCTGTTAGTTGGGATGGTGGCGTTCAGTCCTATAGTGGTCTTTTGGACGTTGCTATGTCTGGTAATTACGTTGCTAAGCCCTCTAATGGTTGGTATTGTAGGGTCGATCGTAGTACTGGAGAGTTGGTGGACCCAAAAGTTCGAGAAAAAGATACACTCACAGAGGAATTCTGGACCCCGATACTAGAAGAAACTGATTTTAAATCTTATGTTCAAGAGAAATTTATGATCGGTGGAAAAGAAGACAATGATCTCGACCTACAAGAAGCATAAAGAAAACGAAACTTATCAATTAGTACCTGGTCCTGATTATGCTCAAAATTGGCATATTAGGATTTTGGAAGGCAATTTTATTGAAACAGTAATTGAAGTTGGAACAATTAGTTTTAATGAAGCTGATGAAGGTGTATTGACTTATAATTTTGAAATTGTAGAAACACCAGATAATAATTTATCAGTTGATAATCCTGATCTCCAGTTAATAGTTGGAGAAATACTTGAAGAAATTATACATTCATCAATTGAAAACAATGATGGCACTATTCAAATGCGAGAGAAAGAATAATGAAGATTTTGATTTTTGGTCTACCAGGTTCAGGAAAAACAACATTAGCAGAACCATTAGCAGATTTGCTTGGTGCTGTATGGATTAATGCTGATAAGATTCGTTCATATTACGAAGGTCCTGATATGAGTAAGTGGGATTTTAGCCTTGAAGGTAGAATGCGTCAAGCATTACGAATGCGGCATCTTGCTGATGGAGTTGTAATGTCAGGTAGAATTGCTGTTACAGATTTTGTTTGTCCGACAGAAGCAGCAAGAAAACAATTTGATCCAGACTTTACAGTTTGGATGGACACTATTAAAGAAGGTAGATATGATGACACAAATAAAATGTTTGAAGATCCGCCTAAATGTGATTATCATGTAGCAAAATGGTTTAATGATACCCACACAGAACTATTACCCTTAATTAAAAAATATATGGAGAGATAATATGGAAGCAGCGCTTTTATTGGCACTATTAGGTTATGGTGCACATCAAATGATTGGCCATCCAGAAGTAGTTGAAGAGCCACAGGCTAATGTAATTTATTCAGCTCAAACAACCGAAGATATTTCTAGCTTTGCTAAATTAAATACTAGAGTAAAAGAAATGACTCAAGTTGATTGGTCAAAAACAGGTAACTATAAGCACGGTGATTCACCTGAAACTGGTGTACAATGGGTGTTTGTAACAGGAAAAACACAATAATGAAATTTGATCCATTAAATCCTACTGTGCAAATGCTAGGTAGATGGCAACCATGGCATGATGGGCATACAGAGTTATTCAAACGTTGTTATGCCATGACTGGTCAAGTTGCTATTATGATTCGTCAAGTGCCAGAAAAAAGAGAAGCGAATTCTCGAGTACCTGGTCAAAATGATAACCCATTCGATATTGAAGCTGTGACAGAAAATATTGCTGCATCTTTATTCATGCATGGGTTTACAATCGATGAAGATTATGTTATAATGGTAGTACCAAACATTGTTGACATTGGTTATGGTCGAGGTGTTGGGTATACATTTACAGAGCACGATCTTGGAAAAGAAATTCATAGCATTTCAGCAACTAAGATTCGAGCGCAGATGAGAGAAGAAGGCCAACTTGCAGACAAATCTTGAACAGACAATCCTACGTAATCTTTTAACAGACGAACAATACATGCGTAAAGTATTGCCGTTTATAAAACCAGATTATTTTGAAGGTGTCTATCGTATATTATTTAAAGAAGCTGGTAAGTTTGTTGGTAAATACAATAAACTTCCAACAACAGAATCTTTTAAAATTGAATTAGATCAATCAGATCGATTGACTGGTGAACAATACACCATGGCAGTTGACATTTTACCTAATTTATTTTCACAAGAAAAGATCGATGATCAATGGTTACTTGATACTACAGAAAAATGGTGTCAAGATCGTGCAATCTATAATGCAGTAATGGAATCAATTACTATTATTGATGGCAAACATGAATCATTAACGAAGGGTGCTCTACCTGATTTGCTTAGTAAAGCACTCGGTGTTGCATTTGATACAAACGTTGGTCATGATTACGTAGAGAATGCAGAACAACGATTCGATTTTTACCATAAAGAAGAAGATAGGATTCCATTTGATCTCGATTATTTTAACAAGATTACAAAGGGTGGTGTACCAAGTAAAACACTTAACATTGCCCTTGCAGGTACTGGCGTTGGCAAGTCTTTATTTATGTGTCATGTTGCTAGTGGTGCTCTTGTAGAAGGTCGCAATGTTCTATACATTACAATGGAAATGGCTGAAGAACGTATCGCTGAACGTATTGATGCTAATCTATTAAATACACCTATTGATCAATTACCTAATTTATCGAAAGACATGTTTACAACAAAAGTTCAAGATCTTGCTCGTAAGACTACAGGCAAATTGATTGTAAAAGAATATCCTACTGGTTCTGCACACTCTGGCCATTTTCGTGCATTATTAAATGAACTTAAACTCAAAAAAGAATTTGTGCCTGATATTATTTTTATTGATTATCTTAATATCTGTGCATCATCTCGCATGAAGGCAATGGGAGGATCGATTAATTCGTATACCTACATTAAAGCAATTGCTGAAGAGTTACGTGGTCTTGCGGTCGAGTTCGACGTACCGATCTTCTCTGCAACGCAAACGACTCGTAGTGGTTATGGTAACTCAGATGTTGGGCTTGAAGATACGTCCGAGTCTTTTGGATTACCCGCTACAGCAGATCTGATGTTTGCCCTTATCTCAACCGAAGAGCTAGAGAAGCAAGGTCAAATGATGGTTAAACAATTGAAGAATCGTTATAATGATCCTACAGCATATAAAAGATTTGTCATTGGTGTAGATCGATCAAAGATGCGGTTATTTGATGTTGATGAGAATGAACAAACGTTGACAGATGATACTCCAGTTTTTGATAAGAGTGAAGCACACGAAAATATGTCAAAGTTTAAGGACTTTAAACTATAATGAAAGGTATTCAGTTCAGCGGAGGAATGGATTCGACCATTATGGCATATGAATTATTTGCCACAACTGAAGATGAATATATTATTTACACGCTTGAAAATGGATATTGGCCTCCGTTTTGGTCTCCATATAATGTACATTTTATTATTAATAAATGGTTTAATCAGTATAAAGATAGAATTATCAAACATGTTCCTGTAATTTCATTTGCAAGTTTAAAAGATTTAGGTGAAGCTGAATACAGATTATGGGCTAAATTTATGCATGATCATAAATTAACAGATTTATTTTGTGGTACTACAAAAGTGTATTCTGAATGTGTAGATCATAGTTTGAATTATCCTTCTGGTAGATGGAATTTAGATCAAATGAAATTCGGTAATTGCGTCATTCACCAACCGTATTATAATTTACATAGGCATGATATTGTTAATAAGTACTTAGAATATGATGTATTAGAAATGCTATTTGATACACAATCTTGTGCTAAGATTGCATCAGATGGTGTACCATGCAATAAAATAAGTTGTGAGCAATGTAGCGATAGATATGAAGGATTAAAACGAGCATTTACTAATACAAAATACGAATATATAATAGAGCAAGATAGAAATCGCAAATTGGAAGATGTAGAATGGACAAAATGTTAGGTGGTACTGGAAGAGAAAAGTTTCCAGACTATGAACAATCAAGGCGAAGTGTGGTTGATCGTTTAATTAAAGAAAATAATTTACAATTTGGTGCTGAGTTGGGAGTTCAATCTGGGTATTTGTTTTTCCATCTTTTAGATACACATCCAAATTTAATTCTTTTTGGTGTAGATTCTTGGATGGGAATTAACAGAGATGCATACGCTAAAATGAAAAAAGAAGTAAATGAAAAAGTAATTAATTATAAAAATGGCATGATTATGAATATGAGTACTATTGAAGCTGCAGAAAAAACGCCAGATGCAAGTCTTGATTTTGTATTCATCGATGCTGATCATTCATATCCTTCTTGTAAAATTGACATGCAAAAATGGTTACCAAAAGTAAAGGTTGGCGGATATATTATTGGTCATGATTGTAAGGTATCATCGGTAAAAAAAGCTATTGAAGAAGTATTTGGAGAAACAGGTTATGAAACAGACGTTGATCAAGTTTGGTATGTAAAGAAGATAATGGCATGATGAAAGAAATTAGCACTCATTGGGGAACTGATGAATATAAAGATAGAGAATCAATCATTTACCATGACACAAAAAAAGACGTGTATGTAGTAGAATTTTGGCAAGATAAAAACCTAGTTGAAAGTCGAGATATGATAGAAGATGGAATCAAAAGAAGTATGAGATATGCTGAAGATGCAGCTGAAAATTGGGTACTAGGATATATAGCATGACAGCAAGACTTATTAGTTATTCAAAACCCCCGGAGGATTTATATGTCGGTAACGATATCCAAGAACTCATTGCGTATACAGCCCGTGTCTCGAATCCCTCGAACCAAGATAACACCGAAACCTCAGAAAAATTACTACGATATCTCATTAGAGAAAACCACTGGTCGCCATTTGAAATGGTTAGCGCTTGCATAGAAGTCACAACCACGCGTGATATTGCAAGACAATTACTAAGGCATAGATCATTCTCTTTTCAAGAGTTTAGTCAGAGATATGCAGATCCAACTCAAGATCTACAATTTAAATTTAAAGATGCTAGGTTACAAGATAATAAAAATCGTCAAAATAGCATTGAATTGACTGACATGATGGATAGTGATCAAAGAGTTGATTTAGAATTTAATTGGTTACAAAAACAAGCGGAGGTAGTTAATGAAGCAAAGAAATCATATGAATGGGCAATCGAAAATGGCATCGCTAAAGAACAAGCTCGTGCAGTTTTACCGGAAGGTATTATGGAATCTCGACTCTATGTTAACGGAACCATTAGGTCCTGGTGCCATTATGTCGGATTACGTACTGGACACGGCACGCAGAAAGAACATATCAAACTCGCAGAAGAATGCGCGCAAGTTTTAGAACCTATCTTTCCAATGATTAAAGATTTTTGCAATTAATAAAAAAAATTCATTTAAATGCGTTTTTACTATGTACAATCCTCTTTTTTTATGGTATAATAGATCTATAAAATGAAAAAAGCTGAGGAGCTACACAATGAAATTTACAGTACATCAAATTCGCAAAGATCGTAAAGCTGAAAAAGAAGCAATTGATGCAAGATTTTTTGGTAAAGTTGCTAGTTTATTCTTTTTAACAGCATACGAAGAAGTATGTGTGATTGAAGCAGAAAATCTTGATGAAGTATTTGAGATTGGAAACATTGGTCCTGAAGAAAAGATCGAGCGTCTTAATCGCATGCATTCTATCTCAGTTGGTGATGTTATCACGAATGAATATGCTGAGTGTTTTACGGTTGAAAGCTTTGGCTTTGGTAAAGTAGGTCAAGCATAATGAAGACTTATTTTTTAGGAGCATGCGCAATTGCATTTCTCGGTGGTCTAATCACTGGGAAATCTGCATTTGGAGCAGAAGTAAAAGCTGCATCTTTTCACGCATCATACACAGAACAGAAGTGTTTAGCTGATAATATTTATTGGGAAGCTCGTAATCAATCTGCGAAAGGAATGATCGGTGTCGCTTTTGTCACTCGCAATCGTGTTAATGATACTCGTTTTCCTCACTCATATTGTGAGGTTATTAAACAAGGACCTGAAAGACCATCTTGGAAAGACAAAAACAATATGGTCCCATTGCGTCATCGCTGTCAATTTAGCTGGTACTGTGATGGGAAGTCTGACAATATTCCTACTGTTGATCTTGACATTTATGAGTTTGCTCGTACCATCGCTTTTAAGATCTATAATGGACATCTTACAGACTTCACCGATGGCGCTACTCATTATCATGCCGACTACGTAAAGCCAGAATGGGCAGCAACAAAAACAAAAACAACTAAAATTGATCAACATATATTTTATAGATGGGAAAAATAATGAGTAAAGCTAAAATCATATATTATGGAATCACACTCGGTTTATTCTTTGCAATAGTAGACCATTACTTTATTGGAGCATACTATGGATAATCGTATTAATTTTAAATTTAGTGAAGATGAGTATATTGATGAAATTGCTGATTACATCATGTCAACATACAGCGCGCATTATTCTCAAAAGAAATTTCAAGCATCAGAATTTATTTATGATGCAGGTCATGGCACTGGTTTTAATATGGGTAATGTTATGAAATATGCTCAACGATATGGTAATAAAGGTACAGATGCAGATGCACGAAAAGATTTAATGAAAGTTATTCATTATGCTATTTTGCAATTGCATGTGCATGACACGTCACAGAAGTAGGTTTCCACTTATACATTAAAAGTGATTCTATTTTTGCTTTATGATACTCACACGTTTCTATATTCGAGTATGATAAATTATCATATGAATAGATACTAGCGCCTATTTGGATAACAATCGCAAAGAACATAATACGTATCTTTCTTTAATTGATCTCACTTTTTTTTCGAGATCTGTTTCTTTATAAGGTATATCAAAATTTTCTATTTTATCATATGTGTAACATGACCAAATTAAAACAATTAGGAAAGCTAACATCAAAACTATAGTTATGAATCCAAACATTATATTGGTGGCCTTTCGGGTGTACCTGCTGATGCTGACCATAAGACCCAAATTAATGCACCAAATCCACCAATAACAGTAATACCTATAATTGCGGCCATTTTTATAGTTTCAATAAGTTCAGCTTGTTCTTTTTGTTTTTGTCTTCTTGCAGCTAATGCAGCTTCTTTTGCTTCTTGAATACGTTTCGCTCTTTCATCTACAATGGATTGCCACGTATCTGGACCGAAACGCATATTAATCATGTTCTTCATCTCTTGCATCTTCTCTTGTGCAAGTTTTGCATCGATCATTTCTTGCGCAACACTTTTAATTCCAAATTGGTCAGCAACTCCCATTTTAGATTTTTTAGATCGTTCAGCTTGAACTTCGTCGTGGCCACGAAAGAGTCCATCTACAGCACTAGCAATCTCTCCGATATCTTTTGCTGTATTAATATTAGATTTGATAAAATCTACACTAGCTTTTAGTAGGGATATTCCCGCAAGGGTTTCCGCAATCATCTTGATTTATCCTTTAGTAAAAAGTTACTGGATAAATGTATGTCACTTAAAATAAAGAATGTCGCTCCATAACTATTTATATAATCTAGTATGTACAACGTATTAAAAATGTGGTATAATAGGATATAAATAAAGAATGATTCAGTGAAACTGGATGGATGTAGGCTGGACGTGGGGGCAGTACCCACCGCCTCCACCATAAACACATTTACTGAGTGTGCTTATGATGGGGGCGAAATAGGATCGACAGATACAAGAAGGCAGTGGAGAATCAAAAAAGTAAATGCAAACGATAACTTTGCTCCTGAGATGCGCCTAGCGGCATAATCTCTGGGCCCGCAGGAGCCTCGAAACAGAATCCTGCAACTTATTTTTAAGGAGAAATTATGCCACCACGTAATCATAGTAATTGGACTAAGACACCAAAGGTAGAATACATTAGTAGTAAATGCTATAATGATCATAGTATTTATCTACGTGAACAAGAAGAAATCTTTGCAAAGGTGTGGGTTCCTATGTGCCACATCAGTGAGATGTATAATAAAGATGACTATCGTACTACACAAATCGCAGGTCAAAACGTAATTGCATGGAATACTGGTGATGGTATTAAGGCAGCATATAATTTACAAATGCAATCACCCGCTGGCAATCAAGTTTCTATTGATAGAGGTTGTGGTAAAAAGCTACACTGTGAAGTCAAACATGGTGGTATGGTATGGGTAACACTTGATCCCAATCCTACACAATCAGTCGATGAATGGACAGCAGGTGCATTTGATTGTATTGCTGATGCTATTGATACCGAAGAGATGGAAGTTTTTCATTACCATAAAGCCGTTATAGATACTAATTATAAATTATGGCATGATACAAACAGCGAATTCTATCATGACTTTATGCATTATTTTAATCGTGTGTCAGGATTTAACGATGAATATTTCGCTAGAAAGAATATTCCTTTTGATAATGGTCACGTTAACGTGTCTAGCTTTACTGTTAACTATGAAGAGTATGACGGATTTGAGGATCGCGGGGAATTATCTTTTCCCAATTTGCCGCCCAACCAGTGGTATATGGTCGACCTCTTCCCAGGGTTTAATTTCAACTTACGGGGTTCCGCGTATCGTTCAGACTCAGTAACTCCTCTTGGACCTAACAAAGTTCTTATTGAATTTAGAGGTTATGGTTTACGTAAGGATACACCTGAAGAAAGACAAACGAGAATTAAACACCACAACTCTATTTGGGGACCATTCGGTCGTAACCTACATGAAGATTTGATTGGTGTTGCAGGTCAAGGTACTACAATGAGAGAAGGTACTGCAACAAGAAATATTTTGCATGGACGTCATGAAAATTCTACAATTCATGATGAAGTTGGAATGAGACATTATTACGAAGCATGGGGAAATATGCTTGGAGTTAGTCCAATGAATCCCCTACAATTTGAAAAGGCAGCATAATGGCTGAAGAAAAGAAAAACGGTATTGTGGCTAAAACAGACCACAATGAATTTGAGTTGATGTTAAGATTTTTAGGTAATGAACTTATTGCTATTAGATTGGCAGCAACAAACTTTAACGGTAAATTGATTATGTGGAGTATTGTCCTCATGATATTTACATTTATGATAATGGAGGTGTTCGGTCTAAGTGCAATGCTTGGATTTGGCGATAATATGTAATGAACAAGTTTGGCAAACAACTATTAGCTGGATGGATTTTTTCTATCGGCGTTATTTTATTTTGTAATATAGCATTTGCAGGACCAAATGACTATACACCACCAGCTAAAGAAGTACCGATGTGGGTTCAAAAACCTGTACAATGTGCATCGCCCGAAGCGGTGTTTGATCGGATCGAATCAGGTGGTTTGTTACCATTATTTTCTTCAACAGGTAATGCTCGAGTTGAAGATGAAATGTACGCGTTGCCATACGGATTCTTTTATAATCCAGACACCGGTTATTGGTTATTTGTAGAATTCTTTTCGCCAACATCAGCGTGTGTAATTGGCGTTGGTGAAGGTGTAGATTTTGATGTACAAGGCGAAGAAACGAAAGCACCATTCTAAAAAAAATGATAAGTCTTTGTTTTTGTTTGATAACAAAATGCGTTTTTTAGTGTACAAAGCTGAAAAAACAGGGTATAATAGATCTATAAA